CTGGCTCATGGTTCGAGCACCTGTCGCGACGCTGATTGAGACGCCAACTCCAGTATGGGATTGGCACTCCTCAGGAGCCGGTTTGCAGGTGTGGAACTCGAACTATGAGGGACTGCTCGTCTCCCAGAACCATCACTTCAACCGCCAAACGCGGTCCTGGAGTGGTGGTGGGCCTTTCCAGACCTACAAGCGTTCTATAAAGAACCTTGGGTTGATGGAAATGCCCGTCCACATCGGTGGAGTTGGCGACTACACTGTTCGCTGTTCAGGCGTTCAGCCGGTCGTCCAATTCAACAGGATGGGAGTCCCCGTCACGCCGACGTTCGCAGACAAGTACAACGAGGTTTCCCCGTTGTATGCGACTGCGTACCGCCGCGCAAGACCAGGCAACCCGGTGGCAAGTGTCGGGCAGTTCTTAGGTGAGCTGCGCGACCTTCCTACCATTCCGGGTCTTGGCAAATGGAGCGGGCTTAAAACGCCCGTTTCACAAGTGCCAAGGGTCCTGCGAGACCGATTGTCCAAGTTTAGGAACTTAGGTTCCGAGTACTTGAACATCGTTTTCGGGTGGAAGCCGTTCGTCAACGATCTTCGCAAGATGTACAACATCTGGAAGACCATTGACAGTCGAATGGCCCGTCTCGTTCGTGAGAACGGAAAGGGCATCCGTAAACGGTTTGAGATTGGGAGAGAGCGCACAGTTGTGCAGGACGCGACGGTCTATGACTACGCGTACGCACATGTGGCACCGTTTCCATCCGCCATTTATGGCGGGCAGACTCGGTACTCTGTGACGGTCCAGAAGGACGTTCGGACATGGTATGCCGGTTCACACCGGTATTTCATCCCGAATATGTCCTCCTCGCAATGGACTACTCGAGCGAAGCTCGCGCTGTTCGGTGCGTTACCAACGCCCGAATTGATGTGGGAATTGCTTCCGTGGTCCTGGCTGATCGATTGGTTCTCGAACGCTGGGGACGTAGTCTCCAACATGTCCGTGAACGCAGTCGATCCTCTCATTAGTGACTATAGCTTCATCATGAAGCATCAGGTCACTAAGACCACAGCCTATGCGGCTGTGAGTCACCCCGCAAAAGACAATCCTAACTGGTTTAGCGATCGCTTTCCCAGTCAGGAGCGGACTTTCTCTTCGACTGAAGTCGTTGAGGAAAAGTGCCGCGTCGGGGGGATGAGTCCCTTCGCATTGAGTGTCACATTGCCTAGCCTTTCGGTTGGGCAGTATGCCATTCTGGCTGCTCTGGGAATTTCCAGGCAGAAACTGTTGTAACCCTGAGGAGAACCGACGTGTTCGCCGATCCCCAATCCGTTACGTACAACTCTGTTGCAAAGAGCCTGCCGGCCATTGGCCGGACAGACACTTTGTCCGAGTACCGGTTGAACGATGCGGGGGTTATTTATGACCTCCAGATCTCTCACCAGTACAAGACACGGAATCGCGCAGTCATCCGACTGCGCCGTGATGCCGTCGTGGCTGACGCTTTGGTGCCCGCCCAGAACTTTCTGGCGAGTGCCACTGCGACTTTCACGCTCGACTTCCCGGGCTCCGGGTTGCTGCCGGCTGATATCCAGAACTTGGGCAATGCCCTCGTTGGATTCCTCAGCTCCGGCAACATCCTGAAGGTGATCAACGGCGAGACTTAATCGCGCCTCGAGATCTCGAGGAGGGTTCGTACGTAGCTTTCATAAGCAGGGGTCGGTGATCACCCTGGACGTCTAGCCCCTTTAGAAAGGCGGTCGACGTGAAAAGCCTTGTAGATCTCCTCGAGGTCCTCCTACGAGATTGTGGGAGGTTGACTGGCGCCGCCGTTGCACGTGACGTCGAAACGTTACGTGCTCGAGTCGCAGACGAGGGCGATGGTTTCATGACCATTACCCTTCCAACCTTTGCTCGAGATTTTGAAAGATCTCTCGAGCTTGGGAAGGTGGCCCCGGGGGCGTTTCTTGGCTTTGCCAAGTTGCGCTCCGGAATTCCCGCATTTCTGCAGGGATTCCTGTGCCATGTCTTCGACAACGAAGGCTGTGTGCGCGCAGATGTCTCGGTAAACTGTCTTCGGGCAGTCAGGCAAATTTGCCTGGCCTGCAAGAAGGTGGAAAGGCCGTGCTCCAAAGAGCGCGTTCTTGCCGCAACCGAGGCGTTTGTGCGTTGCGATGACGAGGTCGTCAATCCATCAGGACCCTTGTTTGACATGTTCAGGAAGGTGGCCAGGATTCTACTCCTGGACCTCGACCTGACGAAGAACTCTATTATGGAGGACTTCGTTGCCAAACACGGACCTGGTGCGACGAGGGAACACATTAGAGGCAACTCGAAATGGCGTTTCCGCCGTTGGCATCGGCGCTTGGATGACGTGGGCTTGACCCACGACATTTGCATGTGGGGTCAAACCCGCACCGCAGATGATTCAGGCGTTGTTGTCCCGGATCTCGTCGAACCCGGCTGCGAACACCCCGTGAGGGTTGTGTTCGTGCCTAAGACCTTGAAGACTCCGAGAGTTATCGCCGTCGAGCCCGTCTGCATGCAATTTGTGCAGCAGGGTTTGCAGCGAGTGCTTGTGTCGCGCCTGGAGAGGAGCGACTTGAC